CTCTCCCAAACCGAGGTTTGTGCGAGCGTCAGCGGCATTCGTTGCCCCGGTCCCGCCGTCCGAAACTCCAACCGCCCCATTGCTCCCTTTCTGGACCAGTTTGCCGATCGCCGGAATGGTTACACGAGCGCCGTTGATGGTGACGGTGATGTTCTGGTTTGCTGAGGTAGTGGCGAACGTCTCCCACGCGCCGATGTTCTCGTCATACTCGGTGATGAGCTGAGACATGCTTTGCGCCAGGCCGTCGACCGAGAGACTATCAGTAACAAGAATGCCGTACTTCTGGCCGCTGAGGGCCGGAGACGCGGCAGGCGTAACCGTCAGTGATGTCGCACTGTTGATGGCGGTGATCTGAAACATCTGTACCGGGTTAGAAAGAACAAACAACGTCTGGCCAACCCGAATCTGGCTGGCCGGTGCCGTCCAGTTCGTGCCAGTGCCGGTTGCGGTGTTTCCGTTAACTGCGATGGTGCCAGTGTTATAAAGCATATTTTCTCCAGGCAATAAAAAACCCCGCCGGAGCGGGGTTTGTTTTGAGACAGAATGAGTTATTGGCAGGTGGTGCTGGTGAATGTGTTGGCGCTCACCCAGGTCCAGTTAAAGGGATAACCGGCGCGGTACTGTGTCTGATTGTTTTGTTTACGGACTCCGTAGATCTGGACGCTGCTTTCCTGTCCGCCGACCAGGGCTGTTGCGGTGCATACGGGTTGCTGCTTCTCAATAACGCCAGCGCAACCGGAGAGCAATACCGCTACCGCCAGGCAAAGAATCATATTTTTCATAGTGGTTATATCCCAGGGCATTCATGAAGCCACACAATAACAATATGAATCAATGGGATATAATTGATTTGGTAGATCAATTATTCGAAATTGATCGTTCAAAACGATCAATCATAGTTGGCGCAGTTGATGGCCATAATCACGTTCCTCAGATTCGAATACGTAACGTTCTGAAGGTTACCGCCGGGGGTTGTCTGCGGCCTGGCGAATATCCGCGTATTGCTTCCCTCAAGTTTTGCCATGCTCTTGTATATGGCCGAGTAGGGCTGCGGTTGACCGCCAGCCGATACAACCCCGGTAATTAGTCCCAGCATGGCAGGCATGCAGGCCCACTTCCCCGCCAGAGTTGTATTGATGTTGTATCCTGAGCTGGCATCCACCCCGGCGGTACCGAGGGTGACAACATCGCTCAGCGTGCGCGTTTCGTTTGTTAAAATCAGCGTCCCTGATGCATCCCACACAGCCAGCCCGTAGTCTGGCTTTGTCTGCGGGAAAATAGAGAAAAAATAAACGTACGCTGTGCCGGTTGCATTCGGTCTGAGAAAATCAATCGTGATGGTGTTCCCGCTTATCGTCTGAGTTATTTCGACCTCAACCGTGCAATGAACGAAGGCGACAACAGGCTGACCTGCGGGGAATGTGTGCGTCACTTTGGTATTGAACCCCGATGTTCCCTGAAGTGCCGCTGTCTTTCGCGCCTGAAGAGCGATTGGCGAGCTGTTAGCGGTCACCCATACTTCCCCGCTCGTGGTCGTCAGTAAAACGCCATACTCCGCCATTTATGCCCTCTCGATCTGGAAAATGAGATAAGCCGCTGCCGCAGGCTCAGTCCCTGCTGAGTAGTCGGTATCGCCTACTGCTGACACTGTTGCTGTTCCCCCCGAAATGGTGATCTTCCTCCGACTCGTACCAAACTGATCGCCGTTCATGCTCTGAAAATAGGTCAGCCTGCAACCCGGTGGAAGCGCTACGGTGTAAGAGCCTGTTTTCTGGTTCTGGGCCAGCTGGAGATAGCCACAAACGCTGACAGGCTTAACGCCATAGTTGTTTACCTTGCCTGATGCGTCCCATGTCTGAACACCATATTCCGCCATCCAGTCCTCCTGAAAAAAAAGAGGCCCCGTAAGAGGCCTCCCGTTACCATGTTCCCGTGATTCTCCCGATCTGCACCCTCAACACATTCCTGGAGTCCCGCACGCTGATTGTCTGGTTTGTCTGTTTCATGGCCCCCTCACCAGCTGTCGAACCGTAGTTCTCAAACATACCGCCCTTATCCAGCCTCCACCCGACTGAGCCAGCAACATAGTTATTGGACTGGATGTAGTTGCCGATCTTGGCGTTGCTGATGGTGCCATCACCTATCAGCGCGTCTCTGATGAACACCTGCCCGTTCTGAATAACGAACGGAAGCGTAACGGTCGCTCCGGCCTGGTGAGTAACGGCGAAGCGGTCAGCCAGGAAGATAACCTGCGACTGCATGCCGGACGGCGTATTCTCCACGCCGATCCCCATCCCTGCCGCGTAAAGCTGACCATTGCTGGATAACCCGACCTTGATGCTGTACATCGCCTTCAGGTCCCCGTTAACGTTCGCAATGGCCTGAGCGTTAGTGGTAATGGCTGACGTATGCCCGTTGATGGTCGCCGTGATGCCGTTTATCTGCGTGGCCGTGGCCTGCTGGTAATCGGAGAACGTCTGGTTCAGGCTGTTGATGGATGCCTTGTTGCCGTTCACGTCAGTCTGCAAACTCAGCAGCGAACGCGCCGTTGCCTCCTTCTCGTTGACGATCACCTCATCAATGCGATCCAGCTGCGCGCTGTTACCGGCGACCGATGCCGACAGTGTTTTGCGCGCGGCCACCTGCGCCAGCCCGTTCTGGATAATGGCAATGGCCGAGTTTTTCACCCCGCCCGTCATGCCGTCCATAGACACGCTGATGCTGTCGATTCGCTGGCCCAGCGCGGTATCAGCCGTCGCCACGGTTTGCTCAAGCTCTGAAAGAGAGGACGACACATCACCGACTGTGCTCGAAAGCTCATTAACGCTGGTCTGAACCTGCCCGATTTCCTGCGCGTTTTTGGCGATTTCCTGCGCCTGCAGCTCAAGTTCATCGTTGGCCTGTTTGATGTCGTCAGCCATACCAGCTATTTTTTCGTTGGTATCAACGGCGCTCTCAATCAGGTCCTTGAACGTATCGGAGTCTTTAATTTCCTCCAGGATCACATCTGTGATGTCGGACACATCGATACTGACCTGACCGCGCACCCATTCTGTGTAACCTGATTCGTTGCCGCTGCGGTCCACCAGCTGCGCGCGGTACCAGAAAATCTGCCCAGCCTTAAGGCCCATCTGCTGATATTTGCGCTGCGGGTAAGGCACATCGGCCAGCAGCATCGCATCGTCCTCGGTACCGGTCAGGCTGTACTGAATTTCCGTCTTCAGCGTGTCGTCGGTATTCGCCGGGAATCCCCAGTTCAGCTCGATGCCGAAAACCACATTTTCAGAAGCGATGAAGCCAACCGGCTTCGGTGGATTGCCTACTTTACCCGTCAGCGTTTTCTCTTCTGAATAGCCCCATCCGGACGAGATTTCTGCTGCATTGATTGCGCACACGCGCACCAGGTAGCGCCCGGTATAAATCCCCGGGACGTCGAATGATGTGGTGGAGCTGCGCGGCACGTTAACCCAGTTCCCGTCGTTGCGGCGCCATTGCGCTTCATAGGCGATAGCGTTCTGCGCCTGGTCCCAGCTCACGCGCATCGTTTCGACGCTGATATTTTGCTGCACCACAGAAAACGAACTGATGACGATGTTCGCAGGCGGCGACTGGTTGCCCGGCGGGATCACGCTCACCGGCCGCTGGTCAATGATGGCTCCGGTATCAATGCGATCGAATTTATCCGGATCGTGATTTGCACCGACGATTGTGAACGTGCCGTCGTTATTATCAGTTACCGTAATAACGCGATACTGCTGTGCGTAGAGCTCATCAGACTCAATGACCCATACAGCCTCAGCCACAGGCGTTTCACTGTAAGCGGTCGTAACAGTCACTTTATTGCCCGTTATCGACTGAATGGTGCGTGACTGTGAAACACCCGATGGAAGATTGACAATCATCCTGTCGGCTGCTGAAGCATCCGGCGCCCTGTCCAGCGTCAGCACACGACCATTTACCGCAGAGATACGGCCGCCCAGGTCGCGCCCGGAGAGATTTCGGTCCGCTACAGCGATTACATATCCAGGCTGCGGAATGTTGCCATCTTCCCCTACATTGAAAGTAACAACGCGATCTTTATTGTTGGTGAGGATCCCCCATCGCCCTTTCCGATTCGCTTCTGACTGACGGGTACAGCCGATCGCAGTTATCTCAAGTTGATTAAACCCATAACGCGCAACCAACGCCTGCTCAAAAACAGGCTCCATCGCATCAGAATAAGCGTTATCAGGATCAGACCAGGACACCAGCGCATTGGTGTAACGGTTCTTCGTGGTGCTGCTGGAATAGGTAAAGCGCCCATCAATAACGTTCGCATGCGTGTATGTAAAATCAACATCTCTCGGCATGTCCGCCAGCGCCACAATCTGGTCGTCACCCCAGTAGGTCATACCACGGAAGATAGCGGCAAAATCACGCAGGACCGTATAAGCGTCGTTGCGTTCCTGAATGTACACGTTGCAGGTATAACGTGGTTCGGTAGCATTACCGCCTTTGCCATCCGGTACCATTTGATCGCAATACTGCGCAACCTGGTAGAGCGTCCATTTATCTATGTTAGCCGTTGTAAGACGATCCCCAAGTCCGAAACGGTCGCTAACCACCAGATCGTAGAAAATCCATGCAGGGTTATCGGTCCAGGCCCATTTAAATGTCCCAGCCCACGTACCGCTATAAGTGCGGGTTTCGGGGTCGTAAGTATCCGGTACGCGGATAACGCGGCCGCGGGGCTCGCAGGAGATCTGCGGGATAGAGCCGTTAAACTGGCTGGAATCGAATTCGATATAAAGCAGCGCTGTGTTTGGATAGCGTAATTTGGCGTCAATTACTTCGGTGAAGCTCTGCAGCATCATCGTGTCGCCGATCTTCGCGCTGTTGGCATCAGACGTAATCTTACGCAATCTGATTGTCCAGGTGCTGCCAGCCTGAGGTAAATCAATACGGTGGCTGCGCTCGTAACCTGACGTCGTTTTGCCGGTCACGCTGGTATTGAGTACCGTCTGCCATGTACCGCCGTCCGTCTGCAGGTCAATCGCATAATTAACCGAGTAACCGACCAGATCGCCGTCGTCCTCCTGCTTGAAAAGCGAAGGCCATTTCAGGCGCAGGCGAACCGCTGAAAGCTGCGTATTGGTAAACGTGCGCGTCCACGCTGTAGCGCTCGATACCTCAGTTCCGACGTTGATTTCGTTTCCGGTACCGGGTATGCCCTGAATATATTTTTGCGCCTGAGTTCCCGCGCGAAATTCCCACGTAACGCCGCTGAAGTTTTGAGAGCCGTCAGCATTCTCCAGAGCCGTTCCGTCCAGGTAGATATCTTTCGCCGTCAGATGCCCTGCGAATTCACCCTCTCCCAGTGCAACGAGGATTTTTGCCTTTGCTACAGATTGCAGATCATCAGGCTGTTCGGTAGGGGTGCGGGAACTGGAGCTTCCGCCCTTGCGGCCTTTTATAGCGTTTGCAGTTGCCATATTGCGCCCATAAAAAAAGCCACCCGAAGGTGGCCTGAAAGAAGGTATTTATTTATTGCTGATCTTCGACATAAATCCCGGCAGAAATAATCGCGCCGCCGATTCGCCGGCGGCCATAAAGAAGCGGTACCGGATTCCCCTGGGCTGTCGTGTTTGTTACTCCACCAAAGGCATAACTGGCTTTGTTGTCCGCTGATTGTTTGCTAGCGAGACCGGTAGTCTGTGGAGAAAGCATCTGGACTACGCCGCCGATCGCCATTGATGCCCCAATCCCCGCCACTGCTCCCCATCCACCAGCGAAAGCGGTACCACCAATCCCGATCGCGGCCCCTCCCGTGACGAACGCAGCAACAGCGACAAGGGCAACCCCGAGGATTGTCTGAAACACCCCGGCTCGCTTACTGCCGATGATCACCGGCGCGATACGGATTTCCTCTGTGCTCCTGTCCATACAGAGCTCATCGTTTAAGAGGTTTCGTTTCCCGCTGAATACCGCATAAGTTAAACCTCGTTGTTTACTGGTATTCAGGAAACGCTCAAAACCCGGCACGATAACGCTCAGGGCGCGGATGGCCTCTTTTGGTGAAGCTACTGATAAACGATATTCACGCCCGAAGGTGGCACCTAGCACGCCGTACAATCGAATTGTGCGGACAGGCTCAACATTGAGTAATGTAGCCATTTTCCCCCATAAAAAACTGTCACAGGCGGTTATCAGAAACAGTCTTTAAACCGCAATATTTTCATTGTGCGCTCAAGCCAATAACCGCCATAAGGAACACGCTGGCTCAGATGCCCATAAAGGTGATGCAGTAGCATGTTACCTTCCAGCAGAATCCCCGCATGATTCCACTTATCAGCCTGAACCTGCATGATCACCATATCGCCAGGTTTCGGCGGCCCGACGAATTCACGGAATCCGCACTCGTACCAGCAATCCTGATAGAAGTTGTCCGGATAGTCGTTTTCCCACCAGGGATAATCAACCCGGTAATCGTGGAGTTCGATACCATGCGTTTGCCGGAAATAGCTCATTACCAGCCCCCAGCAGTCGAAGTGACCAAGCACAAAAGGACGCTCCAGCAGCGGCAGCTCTCCGCGCGGCTGAATGGTGCGTAAATCCCCCTCTGGCCAGCTCACGATATGCCAGGGTAAAAGCGTTGAGTCGCATTGCGCTTTATCCAGTTCGCTCGGCTGCGTAGTGGCGTCAGGGTGGCTGTGAACGATGGCGATCACCGTACCCCAGTCCTCAGCAACTGCGTAATCTTCCGGGCAGAGGACAAAATTTTCCTCCGGTGCCGCGGCAAGGTTCCGGCAAGGGAAATAACGTTCAACACGGCTTTTTTGCGCCACGACACCACAGCACTCACGAGGATATTCAGCGGCTGCATGCGCCATAATTGCATCAATGGTTTTCTGACGCATATTAGCTCCTGATTAGTGAAGTACCCGGGAAACCACCGAACGGCAGTTCTTCATTCTCTCCGAAGCGAAGTTTGCACGCCGTGAGCGTGCCGTTACAGACATCAAGCGAGGGATCATCGACAGGATTATTATTGTTATCGAAGTATCTGGTTCCGGCATAATCGCAACCGTCACCGGTTCGGTACTTATTACGCATGCACCAGGTGCACAGGGAATGAAGCTGGCGCGTGGGGATCATCTTACCCTGCAACGACATCGGGCTATCGAGTACGAATTCGATACTTTCACCAGGAATTTCGCTTTTTTTTCCATCAATGTAGAAAACGCGTCTTCTGACCTGTTGTGGATCAGCTGTTGTATTACCTTCCGGGAAGTTCTTCGCGTCGAGATAATGCGAATAGGTATCATGGATAGTGACTTTCGCCTGTAGCATATCGTCATAAGCCAGGCACAGCGCTGTAATCTTGCTATCGATATCTGCAACCGTGAGCGTTGGCTGGGCGCTGTTGCCGTCTGTGGAGGCTTCAAGCCCTTCAATTTGATACGGCCAGGCGGCATATTCCTCCCCCTGCCACCAGATACTTTTCGCCTTCAGCTTTGATTCATTGCCACCAGCGGCAGCGATTTCTTCTTCTGTGTGCGGGAGGTTGTATACGTGAAATCGCAGTACATCATCCACGCCGAACGTAGAGCCATCAACTTCGATAAGCCGGACTTTATTACCGGGCTCAAGGCTTTGATAGTCTGCTGTGATCATGGTGCGTACGCCTGTTTGAATGTTGCGGAAATGGTCAGAACGTTGCTGGATAAGGGCTGTGACTTGATTGATTCGGCCTCAATCCGGTAGAGCCCAGTTTCACCAACTGGCGATGTCCAGATGAATGACTTTGTAACGTGAGAACGAAAGAATTTCAGGGCCTGGAGCATGTCCGTTTTTTTGCCCGTTAGGGTTACAGGCCATGACTGCTTTTCAGGGTTGATGCCTTCCCCGGCAATCTGCTCATAGCCGTCGCCAAAGGTTGCAGAGCGCGTTTTTAGGCTGAACGACCCTTCCATTCCCGACTGTATCTGTGTTCGCCAGGTGAATGTTTCGATTGCCACGTTTCCTCCGGGCATAAAAAAACCCGCCGAAGCGGGTTAAGTAGTGACTATAGATCAAAGATATTTTTTCTTTAAATCTTCGAGCCTGCTATTTTCTTGCTCAGTAAAGGCAGAAGCATCAAACAGCGCCTCTTTATCTGCACCATTTACTCTCGTTACTGTAACTGTGAAGACCGCGTCAGCTGGAGCATCAACCTGCCCCCATTCAGAAAACTTATTCGGAGCCAATGCCCAAGTAGCTTCTTCACCCGGTTCCAGCCCGCCCGCAATTTCGTAGTTAAAGTCTTTTTCCAGCCATGGAACTGAACGTCCATCGCTGGCTATCACTCCATTGAAGAACACTCGGGAAATAGCTTTATCAGTATTGTTTTTCACAACAAGGCGAATAATAGGTTGTGGCTTCCCATACTCTTCAGGTTCCAGGCTAAATCGAGATGATAGAACCTGTACTTTTTTGAGCTCTTCTTTGGCCTTCTCAGAATCAGCTTTTTTCTGTTCAAGCTCTTTGATTTCCTGAATTGCCTGCTCTTTCTGCTTAAGTTCCCTCTCGGCAGTAACTTGCTGAGCATAAGAAATGATTTCATCACCAGTTTTGCCAGACAAGGGTTCGCGCATCTTCTTGCTTAGGTCTTCTTTGTCACTTTCCGACGATGCACGCATTAGGTCAGCCATGTTAATGTTACTGAACGCAACGACTTTTAAAGCGTTATCAAATTCATCCCGTTTATTTTCTGGAAGTGACTCTCTGACCTTGGCTATAGATGATTTCATTGCATCATCAGTTGATGAGTCAATTTTAGGTTTCTCGCACCCGGCCAATAAGAAAGAAAGCAATAACACACCGACAATTTTTTTCATGTCTCTATTCCATCAGTAAAAATTGGGATTAATCCTATCAGGTGTTGGCATAACGACAAAATTTGCTACTCAAATCATCTTGATTTCGTCGCATTCCAGATGAGACCTCCTGGCAGGAGTTGTTTGGCAATCCCTGCGCGCACTGACTGATCGATGGTCTGCTTGTAAGCCCGAGAAATAGCGTCGTTGTTACCAGTAGTCTGCTGCTGGGTGTTCTGGTTATGGACGACCACGGACGTTTGAACGGTTACGCCACCAGTTGCATGCGATTGCAGCCCATACAATGGTGCAGTGCTAACATAGCCGCCATTTGCATATCCCTGAGCACCCCGCATAAGCGCATAAAGATTACCGACACCCAGCGCACTGGTGGCCTCCTTGGTAAAGACGAATTCACCGCCATGAACGACACCTTTTGGCTGATATTTTCCCCCATCTCCGGTATAGCCAACCGCGCCGCCCTTAGCAAACTCAGGAATGTAACCACCTGACCAGGCCTGTATTCCGAAGAAATTACCTATTGCCGTTCCACCAAAGGCTGACTTCATCCCGTTAACCAGCGCCAGCTGTGTCAGCATCTGGGCGGTTCCTTTCAGAAAGGTCGTTAGGAAGTCTGAGAAGTTATCTTTTCCAGTGGTAAAAAAGTCTGTAAGAGTGCTGGCCATACCGGTGAATGCATTGCTGGTAAGTGTCTGCACTTGTGAGTAAACATTGGTTGCGGAGTCCTCAAATTCAGCCCAGCCCTTTTTCGCGCCGGTCAACCAGTCGCCACGCAACCTGTCCTCTGCGGCATAGTAATTATTCGCCGCTTTGAACTGCTTCTGATAACCAACGTCCTCCAGAGAACCCCCGGCGTTCACCCAACCTGCGGCAAGCTGACTTTTCGCGAGTTCACGCTGAGCTAACCGATCGCTCATTCCAGCTCCACCGATCAAAGCAGCCTGCTTCTCTGCCATCTGCGTGACATATTTCTGAGAGGTATCCATTCGCTTGTTCAGCTGGTCCTGTGCGGTAATCTGATCACCTAACAGGGCTTTCTGCCGTGCCAACTGAAGCACCTGGTCTTTACTCGCCAGCAGGGATTGTTCCTGCTTTGTCAGGGAACGTGAACGCGAGGCCTCCTCCAGCACCTGAAATTTCGCTTCAGTCGTCCACAGAGCTTTGCGCTGCTGGCTGATAGTGTCGTTCAGCCCTTTATGCTGCTGAAGAGCACGCAACTGCGCCTGAAGCGCCAGCAATTCGGCCTGAGCAGCGTCAGTACTGCGGTCGCCAGCCGATACAGTACCCTGTTTTCCTGTTTTAGTTTTTTTGCCAAACGAAGCGACTGCTTCCCGATCCTTCTGAGTGGTCGCGGCGCTTATTTTTCGGGATGTATCGAGGTACTTGCCTGCGCTAATGTCAGCCGCGTCCCAGTCCTTTTTCAGCTGAGACACGCTGTTACCATAAGCGCCGGCCATTTGTTCGTTATAGTCCTGCCATCCCTGCAAAGTATCAGTTTTCGCCCAGTCAGGAACGAGATTAATCGCAGCCGCGATAGAAGAAGAAATAATCTGGTTCAGCTTCTGGAAAACTATCGCAACGCTGTAATAAATTGCGTTAAATTCCTTTAGCGTGTTTGATGCCAGCTCAGCTACCCACTGACCGATGCTCTGCATTGCCTCAGACGCCCATCCCTTGATATCAAGCCACAGGCGGCCAAATGGCGTCAGCGAGTCGTAAGCCTGCTCTCCGCGCTCTGCCATCGTGTCGCCAAACAAATCCATAGCTTGAGTAACGGCAGCGGTCTGGTCTTTCTGCTTAACTAACTCGTCAATGTGCTTAAGCTGTGAAACGGTGAGAAAGTTGAATTGCTCATTAAGGTTCTGAAGAGCCTTAACCGGATCCTTTTCAATATCCTTATAAGCCTTGGTAATGTCCTGAGCCGAAACAATACCAGTTTCAACTGCCAGCGCTGTCGCTTCGGTAGCTTTATCAAGCTGTTGCTGGGTCATTGAGCCGATACCAACCAGCTCTGTCATCAGACTCTGGACAGTGCCCACCGTAGCCCCGGTTGAAGCAGAGATTGACTGGGAGGATGCCATAATCTGTAGCGCTGACGTATCGGCAATGTTTCCGGTGCGGATGACAGCTTTATTGATTTCGTCATAGGCTGTGAAGTAGTCCGATCCCGCTTTCGCCGCAATCAGTACAGCGCCAGCCAGACCACCAATCGCAACACGCGCCGGGGTTACCATGGATAACATCGCTTTTAGCGCGTTCCCCACTCCGCCAAAGGAATCACGCAGCTGACCACCCTGCTGGATAGCGACCATATAAACCGGCATACCGGAAGCCAGTGAGGTCACAATATCCGTCATTTGCATTGGCAGGTAACGCATGGCATTACGGTACTGCCCCGCACTGATAGCTCCCGATTTCCAGGACTCTTCCTGCTCTTTTAGTCGGGCAATCATTGGCGCAGCGCGGTCCGACACGCCAAGCTGGTCCGCCTTCAGTTCGAGCAACTCTGCACGGGTTTTTCCGATAGCTGCAACCTGGTCCTCGAGTGAGTCGATAAAATTTTTGCCTGCGGCAGCTGCCCGTTGCGCTGCCTGTGCCTGCTCAATGCGAGCACGGCCCTCTGCTGTTTCAGATTCCATGACCTGCGCCAGTTTCGCGCGGGTTGTCTCAAGCACGCTGTTGTAACGAGTAAAATCCTCGTCACCCACCAAACCTTTGTTCCGGAATTTAGACAGGCTTTCCTGAATGGTATCCAGCTCGTCTAGCGCCTTGTTAACAGGGCTGATTTTATTCAGCAGGTTTTGCAGTTCCTGCCGTTGCTGTTTCAGGCTTTCGCTGTTTTTTTTCTGGTTGTCGATCCCGGTGCGAAACGTACTGTTCAGGTCATCCGCTTTACCTGCCGCGGCGGACGCAGACTCCTGAAAGCGATCCAGCGCCTGGTTACCGCGCTCCAGTTCACTGGTATTTACGCGCAGCGAAATAGTAGCGATGTCGTTACTCATCCAGCACCCTCTTTATGCATAATTTTTAGCGCGGTTCGCTCCATTATCTGGATATCGGAAAATGCGGTTACCTCGTCGTGGACGTTATGCAGACGCATTACCCAGGGAAGGACGTTGTAATCAAGCCCTGTTGCGCCGCCCATCCCCGTGCGCCACTGCGTACTGACGGACTGAAATACCAGAAATGAAGGCCAGATATCTGGCCAGACATCGATGTATTGATCGTCGTAATCATCCGGCGTGAGCCCATATGGTGCCAAGTCTTCCGCAGTGGGCTCAGGCGTATAGAACGCCGAGGCAACCGCTATCAGTTTTTTTCACGCTGGCCCATCAGTTCGCGATAGTAGGTTTCAGGGATAGCCTTCATCGCCGCCGGATAGTTTTCCAACAGCAGCGACAGGTTTTCCGCGTTAAAAGCATCAGGAAGTGCCCAGCCAGCAATGATTTCCATCAGAAAATCAGTGGCGGTTTTGCCTTCGAGTTTTTCCAGGTCAGCCAGCTCTTTAAGTGGCTTATGATTGAACGTGAATGTCAGCAGGCCATCCTCATCGCCAGCGCGCGGGATCGAGACGTTGGCCTTAAAAGTTGGTTTGGGCTGAAGGGTGAATTTAGTCGCCATCGATGCCTCTTAGTGAAAGAAAGCCTCCATGGAGGAGGCTTAGACTATCGTTATGCCTGACTTATGCCGCGGCGCCTGTGATTTTGTAGAACGTCATTGCTGGCGATTGCAGGTTCAGCACGACGCTTACCGTTTCGACTTCGTTCACCGCCGTGGTCGGCGTGTCGTCAAAAGATGCCGTGGCCGCCCAGTAACGATTCTCCTTCGCCTTCGGAACGTACATATAAGCCGCCACAGTCTCTTCGTCTTCATCCAGCTGGCGCAGCAACGGATATACCGGGAGACTTGAATCGTGAGCGATCGAGTAAGTCTGGGAGACAGCAGATTTATAGGTATTCAGGTTGCGCTGACGGTCATCGCTGAGGAACTGAATCTGCGTGGTGTTCTGATCGCCACCAGATTTAGATACCTCAGTGATTTGTGGAAGTTCGGTCCATTCCTCAATCTTGCGAATAGATCCGGAACCGCCGCCCGCGGCGTATTTGTTTTGGTTTGTGGTATTGATATTTCGAAGAGTAACGGCATTCTCCGCAATCGCGTCGATTTTCGCGATAACGTTATCAATACCCGACCAGTTACAGTTCACGTGAACGATATCACCGACCGCGATATCGTCCGCGGCGCTGACGGTGATCACCGCGTGCTCAGCATTCGTCGCGCCGGTGAAAGTAATGGCCGGGCCGTAGCCCGAGGCCAGATAAACATGAGCGCCGTTAGGCAGTGCGAAGCCCATAATGGTTACTCCTGTGAAAGTAGAAAACCGGCACAATGGCCGATGATTTTGACGGGTCAGTTAATGATGTCGGCCCGGTAGTTCAGGCTGATGGGAATGGTGTAGGAAACAGCGGTCAGGATACCGCGAAAAATTGCTGGCGTGCTGGTGATCCAGCAAGTGAAGTCACTTCCTGCAATTTCCTGCCCCTCAGGAAACAATTCCACTACTCTGCCCGCCAGAGAAACGACTGAGGTACGGCCGGAGCCGGCTGGCACCACGACATTGATCTGGTACACGCCTGAATAAGTCCGGCAGCGTAACCCGAGATCGATTGTTCGCGGCGTGACAGGCATATCGTGAACGGCCAGGTACATCTCGTTAGCAGGAGGTGTAAACGGCACGTTCTCCCATGCAACCGAAATGCCCTCGGCATCGGCCCAGGTACCCAGTCTGGCGGCCAGTGCAGATGCAATATCAGGAATCACCTGGACACCTCCTTAATAGCTTCCTCAAAGAAGCGTTGAAACTCAGCAGCGGTTATACGGACCATTCCGCCCGGTGCCTGTGTGGAATGCCCCATTTCAAGCGGGTATGCATACGGGACGTTGTTGCAGAAATAAATGGCCTTCATCCCGACTTTGAACAGTGACAGCGTGTAGTTCCCGGCTGCTTTTGTCAGGTCGCCGGTCTTGTCTATTCGCCCTGTTTCATCAGTTGTCGGAGCATCAAACGATACCTGCCAGTTACCGCGAAAGCGTCCTCCCGTATACCCCGGCGGTGCTTTGATATCCATCCCATCCACCACCCGGACTTTTTTCTTCAGTCGCCCGGTTTTGGTCAGGTTGTCGGGATTTGCCCGCTGCGCCTCGTTATGGTCGTAAACAGCGCGATTATAGGAAGCGGCTGTCTGGTTAACTTCCCACAACTCCGGGTTGCCCACTGGGGACATCATCACCAGCTGGTTAAGTATTTTTATGCCGACGGCGCGCACCACTGCTTCCTGATTCGTTTTCGCCTTATTAACGAAAGCCGTGATTTCAGCCAGGAAAGCCGCGTTCTCGTCCATGTTAAGCCCTCAGTTGCGCTTTGTAGCAGAGTACCAGCGAGGCAGGTTTTGCCGGGTTGGGTTTGATAACCCGGTGGGCTGTGCCATCAATATCGACTACGTCGCCGATTTTAATTTCCTGCTCTGCGGTAAAGACGATTCGAACATCACCGTTTACGATGACTGTTCCATCTATTTCGCCTGGCGCGTATTCGGTCTTCACGCCCACAGCAGTAAAACGGACCTCTTCAGTTTTATGCTCAACGCCGCCGATAACCGTTACCGAGCCTTTACGGGTGACGTTGTATAACGCTCCGTTCTGCCTGAGCATGCGCGTTGTTCTGGCCTGCATACGTAGGTAATCAATGGGCATTCGTCAGCGCCTCTCGATTTGCAGATTGATAAAATCAGTTTTGAGTGATTCGATGGCGCCAACCATAACGTACGGAAAACCACCGCTATGCCAGGCATCCATAACCGCACCGCTTTCATCAATAAGCAAAATAGCCATGCTACGATAATTGCCTTCGCGAGCAGCATGAAGCGCCTCTTCCAGAAGCCTAATAACCTCTGTTCGGTTATGTTCCAGATCAGCATCTTTTCTGCTAGCCAGGTTAATAACTTTCAAGTCCGGCATGTCATGCCCTCTCTGCAAATGCATTGATTGCGTAGCCACGACCACCAGCAAGATCGCCCAGCAGCCCCATCACAGCAGGATACGACGGTGTAAAGGCTTCGCCATCTGCGACCGCATAGGTCATGGTGACAGCACCTTCCACACGTTCAGTTTTCACAGCGGCTTCGCGCACGCTGGAGAGTAAATCGCCGTCGATTGCCTCTACCGCCAGCATGCACTGTGCGGTTATAACCTGCCGTGGAACTTCATCCGGCGGGAAATCATGCTCATCCAGAACGACATTCACGCGTGGCCAGGCCAGAGCCTGTCTCGGGTCAGCTTTTGAGCCAACCCAGTCCAGACCTTCCAGATAATCCATGGCCTTAATCAACAAAGGTGTGAGCTTGTCAGGCAGTTCAATGCCGCGTATTTCCGCAAATGAGGCAAGATCCTCTTCACTGGCGTAGCTGTTGGCATCAGGAGAGGTGATATCGGTATTGACCATCGAATCATCCTGTTTATGGGGCTTTCGCCCCATTCGTTATTCCCCGGAAGGAGCAGTGAAGGTGATCTCTTCAGTGGTTTTCGCCACTCCATCTACAGTACCGGTTACCGTGAAGGTTCCAGCTGCGTCTGATGTGAGTTTCACCGTTGCACCACCAGCTGATCCAGTCTGAGAGCTGGCCGTGCTGAGCGTGCCACCTGTGGACGTCCACGCGACGGTTTTACCGGATACACCGGAGCCATTCAGCGTGTACTTCAGAGAAACCGTTACCGCGTCTGTGCTGTCAGCAGTTGCGGAGGTTTTATCCGCTGACAGCGTTACTCCCCCACTGCGGATTCCAGTTTAATCAGCACGCCTGCCGTAGATTTGTTGCTTGTGAAGTGTTTCTTCCAGTTGCCCGCAGTGCCGATGGCGGTCAGGTCAGGGTTATCACCTTTGGCGGTATCCCAGCTGTAGCCCAGCAGATCAACGTTCACCACGCCTTCAGCGCGATAGCCAACCGCAAGGTTTTCCTGATCGTTGATATCGTAGGAACGGAAGCCCGGCGCCTGAGACTCGGTAACGGTCACTGCGCCGGCTACCAGCCCTAGGATCGCATCAGCATCCATCGTGTCGGTCACCAGCACAGGTTTACCCAGCGTGCCCGGCTGCCCGCCGTAAACCACCACGCCCGCTTCTTCGTAAATTTTGTTGGCAATCGCCTCATCCACAATGTCGAAGTAGGTCGCGGAGTGCATCACGAACAGAACCACTCGGTTAAACTTGTCGCCATATTTGCGCAGGCCACGCGTCAGGGTCTTTTTACCGTCGGTCTCAATGTCGGCGGTTACGACCATGTCGGCGTTAGCACCAATCGCCGCAGTCAGCGCTTTCAGGCCATATTTCACATAGCCTTCCAGCGTGGCATCTGCGACATCAACGCCGATCACTTCGGAGAACTCATCAACGGAGCGGCCACGGCGTTTAAAGGCCTCTTCCGTGGTTTCATACGGACCGTATTTCCACGGTGCTTTAACAGATACCGCTTCACCGGCACCGATTTTTTTACCTGTGACTTTATCGACAGAGTTCACATTGCGCGATTCGATGGAACCACCAACTTTGTAGAAGGCGCGTTTACGGAAATCACCTTCAATCAGTTCATTATCCAGCAAAATCGCACCGTTGGAGGAAGCGTTGAACACTTCCAGATTGTCCTGGCGACGCTCAAGAAACGCGGTCTGCGCCAGATCGTCATAAATAACCAGGTCGGTATTAACAGTCGTTGCCATGGTTTAAATCCCTTATTTCGGAAGTTTGAGGAAGGCCTGCTGGCCGTGTTTGCGGATGTAGTCCGCTTTGTCGCTGGCGCTCATTTCGGAACGTTTCAGGCTTCCACCACCGTTTGGCTTATGTCCGCCGGCGCCAGTGCCTTCTGCGCGAGGGAACAGATGCGGAGCCGTCTCCTTGAGTGACTCCGCCCACTCAAGCGGGCTTAGTGGGGTTTTGCCGTCTTTGCCGAACAGAACATCGCCATTTGCATCAACCGCTACGGCCTCGCCTTCGTCGTTGAGCTGGAATGTGCCTTTGGCACGCAGAATCAGATCGTCAGAAGCTTCAGGCAGCGCGCCCGCTTTAGAGGCTGCTGCACGGATTGCATCCCCGAGGACCCGATCCCGGAATTTGTTGGAGAATGTTTCAGCTTTTTCCGCGCGCTCGTTCGCCGCTTTGATCTGCTTATCAACGTCAGCACGCAGACGCTCGGTACGCTTATCCAGCACCTCGTCAATTTTTCCGGCGGCGATAAGCTTCGCCTCTTCATCGTCAGAAAAACGCTGGAGAATGCCGCGTACAGCGTCTGGATCGATACCGTCAAAGCGCGACAGGTTTTCTTTTTGCTGTTTGATGGTGCCCAGCAGTTCAGAGTTTTTCGATTTCAGGCCAGTGACTTCACTGGTCACACGCTCATCAATCAGCTTCTGGATTTCGGGGGTGATTTCGATACCACCGCCACCACTGCCCTCACCGCCGCTTTCAGGTGCGTAATATTTCAGAAGCATGTTTCGAATTAACATAATTTCCCCTCGGGATTTTGTCGGGCCTCGCCCATAAAAAAGCCCCGGCGGATGCCAGGGCGTGAAGTAAGAAGTGGCTGTTAGTTATCAGTGCCTGAGAGCTGCTTCAAGCGTTCCAGGCTGATCCACTCGCCTTTGTCAGTGAACATATCAGCCAGGTCGATTTCACCCGCGCGGAAAAGACGGCCACGCTCGGCACCAAGAACATGATCCTGCCTTTGAGCTGGCTGACGCGCGAGCCATTCAAGATACGTGGTTTTAGCAGGTACCTGCCCATCCATGCTGGCACGAGTGCCCTCGTCCATCTCATCAATATCAATGCCAAGTTCGCGCCAGGACTTGATAATCAGGGTTTCAGTAGAACGGCAGCAGAAATGAATTTTCCCGGGTCCTTGCAGGTAAGGTACCTTATGCCCGACCGGTTTATTATCCAGGGTGTAGCGCAGCAGGTCGCGAATGATGCAGTCGTGGCTGGTTTTATTGTCCAGCGTAGACAGCCACTGCTTACCCTTCACGATGTCGCTGTTGGCGCTGGTGAAGCTGTTGCGCGCGGTGGCTGCCAGATGATTCACGGCTGTTTTAGCGATGCTTGCGGCGTTTGCCCTGCTCATCTGAAGCGCGCCGTCGCGATAGTCTTTATTGGCATGACCGCGCACGCTTCGAGATATGGCTTCAACCGTGTCGCCAGCAAGATAGCCACGGCGTACAGCGTTTACGATCCGCGCCTGCCTGTCCGACTCGAGATTCTCCGCCCACTCATTCAGCAGGCGCCCCTGAAATGGCTGAGCCATCGCCGCGGCATAAACCATATCGGCGGTGATTCCCTGTAGCGGGTAGCGTGCCAGCACCTGTGAGGGAAGAAGGGAATCGAACAGGCTCAGCTGATAACTGACCTCGTTCCTGGAAAGCGCCAGCAGTTCCCCTTCCAGACCGGACTGCATTGAAGCCACAGCCTGATGGTTAAGTTCGCGTACGCTGCCGAGCAAGCTTTCCAGACGTGTAACCGTGAAGCTATCAGCCGGAAGCCGATCCAGTGCATCCAGCAGACGGGCAGATAGTTCTGCGTCCGTCTCGTTAAGCAGCTTCACCATCCGGTTAGCGACACCTGTCGCATAGCGGCTAATCCAGACGGAATGGGCAATGGCCTCATCCCGCAAACTTTCGTTGACTGTTGCCATATCAGCCCCCGGTCAATGAAGGCGCCTGATTGCGGAGCGCATCAATCACATCATCCGGGCTGTCTGCCGGGTTGATGAGGTCGAGTTTCTGAAGCGCCCGAATCATGTCAGTATCGCGCAGCGCGCCGGACTGCCAGGCGTTAACAATGGCGGTGACCATCCCGGATTCGGCAACCTTCGCTATAAATTCCTGGTTGATGATGTAAGCTGGCTCATCCCCATTAATGCCCAGGTACTTTGCACACCAGCCCAGCGCCAGCGTGTAAGCCTCAGAAACGTTCGAAACGCAGATACCCAGCACCGATGTTGATGATGTCTGCTCACCGCTCGCCTGCGTTGCAGTCTTAACCGTGGCGTTCTGCTCAATCAGGCGGGCACCCAGCTGCACCATGTAATCGCGCTTGCTGTCCATGGCCTCTTTAGCCAGCATGTTGGGCTGCGCCTGCGCATAGCCAAACGAACCCTCCTTGGGAAGCAAAAGCGGTGATCGGGAACCAATTTTCACGCCCTTCTTCTCGAGGTGATCGCGCCAGCCGGTATCGAGCCCAGTCATGTACGGCTGCACCTGGCCACAGAACCACACGCTGTCCTCATAGTCAGCGCTGTTCCGGTAATGGCCGTGGTTTATCTCCACCAGCGCAGCCAGCGGTGAATCATCAATGGTAGGATCGTTGTTCTGAGCACCGACAAAGGTGAACGGGATTTCGTCCCAGTAGTCCTTCCCTTTCGGCTTAGGGTGGTACTCACTGTCAACGGTATAGGTTCCGCTTGCAGTGCCACCAGCCCGGCGCCATACCCGGCAAATGAACCGCCCTTCTTCCAGCGCCAGCTCGCGGTACTGGATTTCATCCTTATAAGCGTAACCATCCGGCTCTTCTACGCATTCGCGCAGGACCACCAGCACCAGTTGATCGCGTCCGTTAATTCGCTTTGTTCGCCAGTTAATGATGTTCTCTGCCGGATAGCGGAGAATGATCGCTTCGTCTGATGCCTCTGCATAGTCAACATAAAGCCCATCACGCGCCACCTCCAGCACATTTTCAACCACCAGCTGCGACTGCTGATAAATGCTGGTACCCGCCCCGTCAGCATTATCCAGCAGGTATTTCAGCTTCTCCGGGCCGTTAAACGTTGGGTCTTTGCGATACGCCATGCCAAGCATGCCGATCTTCGTATTTCCAGCAATGGCGTAAAATACAGCGCGGCGCAGATAGTCCTCATTGCGCTTGCGATTGCGCGTGGATTTATCGGTTGGATCGAGATAAGGCAGATATTTATTGCCCGCCGCTTTTACGGCCTCAGCGCCTTTGCAAAAGTCTCTGTATTTCCGCCAGGCAGCAGAAGCCGCCCGGTGTTCTGGTCGAACCCAGGTGATGTCGTCGTTTGCCATATCAGAAAGTGGTGTCCATGGTGATTGAGTATGCCGGTTTCACGATGGGATAATCCTTCACAATGAAGTACCCACCAGCATCATTGGGGTGATCGTTATCCGCTGATTTATCCGGTTCGCCATTAGCCGCCCAGATTTGCTGCTCTAGGCTCTCGGTGTAAACCGGGCAGTTCTGGACGTTCACCAGGTAACGGCGCTCGCCGTTGGCGTTGCAGAACATGGCATTCATCGAGTTGATACGGTCTTTAACCGGCGGGTTGGCATCATCAACAATGACACTGAATCCTGCATCGTTGAGCTGAGCAATATCGGTCTTACTGGCGTTCTGCGATTTGCGGGAGTCACCTGACGCATCCGGATAGATGTAAATCTCCCGGCTCTTTACGTATCGACCATCCTCGAAGCGCCAGAACTCTTCCTGTATACGCTTAATCATCGCCGGCGTGTCGTAGACCTTCACCAGCTCGCGAACCGCGCGCGGTAGCCCGTTACGCTTTACGTGAACAATCGCGGCCATTTTTCCAACGTTGAAGTCCATACCGATAAACAGCGGATCCCCATCCTGAATCTCGTCAGAACAGTTGTTCAGCTTACGGTTAAAGGTGTGGTAAATGGTCCCGCTGTTAAGGTTCGTAAACTTCCCGCGCAGGTAAGCCTGAATCAGTTCATCAGGATAAGAACTCAGCAGCGAAGGGATGTAATCCGGGGGCAGGTTCTTCGCGTTGTCGAACGTACTGGCCTGTATCAGACCGTACAGAGCAGAAAGCTCGGGCTTTTCACGCACCGCCTTCACGAACTGCTGGTAAACGAATTTGAAGCCTTCCGGCGTTGTGGTGACGTCAATACCGTTACGCAGCCCGTCTACCTTGTAACGCATACGGGCTATGATTTTTCGCCATGCCTGTTGCGCTTTAGCAGCCGCCATGACGTCCAGTTCATCCACCATAGCATTACCGATTTTAAAGCCGACTATCGAGCCGGGCTTTTCCATCGAGCGGCAGATGGTTGTCCCGCGGTACCGTCGCCCCTCGTAGAAGTGAACCTCTTTGTTCCCCTCATTGATTATGACGCTCAGCCCCCAGTCAAAGGCCACTTCCTCAATCGTCGGGTAGAAGATGTCACGAATCTGCGGGTACGTCGGCGCGAAATAGCCTTGGTTAATCTTCGGGTGTTCCCACATTCCCTTACAGATGCCGCCACAACCCACCCACGTCTTACCGGAACCGAACCCAGCAACGTAGGCTTTGAATTTGTGCTGCATCGCGAGGAAACGCGCCTGAGGGATGTTAAGTGTCGGGCTGCTCCCCATCTTCCGCCCTCGCGTCCACTACGTTGATATTGATCTGCACTGGGGTCGGTTCGTCGTCATCATCATCACCGGCCAGCTCTTTGCGGAGTTTTTCCACTTCCAGCTGACGGCGGTCGATTTCGATCTGCTGGAGACGCTGAGCGAACTCGCTATCCGCCAGGCCGAGCCGTTTCATTACCGCTTCAAACATTCGCTCACGGCTGATAGCGGTTATCTCGACGCCATTCTTCCCCAGCTTCACACCGGAATAAGCCAGAGCAGCAACAGGGGAGAGTTTCCGGGTGTCGGCGAAATAAGGCTGGCCAATACCATCGCCGTTGCAGCGCGGACAGTCAGGGTTAGGCTCACGATTATGGTCATAGCCATAACCACCAACATCAGCGGGCTCGCGACTTTTCCGCTCAAGCGCTTCGAGTCGTTTCTCTTCGAAATCCACCATATCGCGCCACTGGTACTGGTGACCGAAGCCCCAGCAGTAACGACACGCGCCGCGGCGATACTGCGATAGTTGGTTTGCATCGAAGGTGGCAAGCTGCCACATCTGCGCGAGGACTTCATCGGCACCGCCAAGCGTGCGCGCAATGGAGGCTTTCTGCTGCTGCGCAATGGCCTGGGCAACGTTAGGATTCGTTATGAGCTGGCGACCGTAGTTTGGGTCACTATAACCAGCACGTGCAGCGGCAGCGGTGGCGTTGTTGTCCTTCAGGTACTCCGCGACAAATAAGCGTTGCTGAGCCGTAAGCCCATCATCATCCATCAGCTCATTTGCGCTTTGTTCTTTCTGCGCACTGCGCACTTTTTTCTGCGCAGATTTTTGCGCAGTTTGCGCAGAAGGTTTTTTGATATATCGACGGGCGGTAGCGTAATTCAGTCCCTGCGCTTCACACCACTCCTTCGGTGATACGCCGGTTGCGGCATGTTCGGACAGGAACCGTTGCTGAAGCACGCCCCAGTCCGGTTTAGCCATAAAATCCTCTTTAGTTTTCTTCGTAAATGATCAATATTACTTACAATACGTTAATAATGAAAAAGTTGAGATTATAATGACATATAAAGATGAAACAAAAACTGAAGTAAAACCAAGCACTAATGCCATTTTTGATGAAAGCTCTAAAAATGAAAAGAACAGCCTCGTTGACTCCCCTGAAAGTGAATTAATTAGCACTGCGCTGACGTCATCGAACATAGGGGAAAAGAAATTTAGGTGGATATGTTTATTGCTAATAGTCTCAGTTTTAGCAAATATTGGTTTTACACTCTGGGTTTCACAAACCGACCCCTTAAAAGGCATCGCTTTTTATGCTTCAAACTGGGCTGTTACCGGCGCGATTATTGATTTCGCCAATTTGCCTACTGGTAAAGAGAAAAATAGTATCACGGGCATCCTTAAGCTTATCCCTGCGCTGAGCAGTGCTGTTCTCTATTCTGTTTTGCACTATATAGGTTGATAATACTTGACTAAAAATGGAGAGGCGCTTTATCAAATCAAGCCCCCTCCAATTAATTTCAAAAAACCACCATTTAAAATAATCATTGAGAATATTGTGTTGATTGTATATTTTCATTATAAAAAAAGATAATCTTCGGTTGTTTGTCATACCCATTATTATACCGATAAAACCGCCCGTAGGCGGCTTGATAGCCACAATTAGATTCTAACTATCTGAGCCACAACCTGGGCATAAATGATAATTACCCTCATATTCCTCATGCTCATCCAGCCACACTTCGAATGAGCTAACTTCAGGTACCATACAGTCAAGATAATCATCAAATCGATCCATCATTACAACATCGTCATAGCTCTCAGCATCGGCCTCCCATAAAGAGACAACATAGAATTCTTCACCACGGTCACAACATGGGAATGCTTTTGTTCACTCATTTTTATCTCATTAGCTAAAGCCATTAACTTACTTCAGCAAAGGATTTATGCACATTCCAATATCAAGACCACCGGCAGACTAGCGTTGTAATGGCTGCCACCTATCGGAGCATTTCCCCTTATTAACCCTCACCACGGTATGCTATACCTGCTCGCCATTACGCGACTCGGGGCAGCATCATGGCTGCTGCATGGCCTTATGGCTGCGGTCAACCCGCTTATTGCTTCAAGATCTTTAGCCCATCCACAAGTGAAAACAACCTGAGGAAATTCTTAATATCCCACGCTTACGCTTGTTGTTATCTGCCTGGCTGCCAGGCTATACATGACTCTGATGCGGAGAATGCCAACTCCGGGGAACATCAATAAAAAGAGCAACGAAACTGAGACTCCTGTAGCCCTCTCTGAGAGGGCTTTTTTTTGCAAAAAAAAGCCAGCTCGGACAGAACTGGCTGGGTCTAGCAGTAAGTAGGTATTACTTCGCACTCATTTCGACGTGTACCCTATTCCTTTAGTCAAGCATTCAGATGCCGGGTGCCTCCCGGTGGACTTGCATCACTCTGCAAACCCGCAACGTTACGTCCAGCAGTGACTGGTTGCCCCTCCGCTCAGGGGGATTCATCTGTATGGCAGAGATATCGAATCACTCGTGCCATTAAAATGTAGCTGACAGACAAAATAAAGTTGTGAGCATTGTTAAAATTCTTCGCTAATCATTCATTCCGCATACCCATCAGGCATTAGAAGAAAGTAGATTTTCGTTCCTTTGAGTTATTTATTTAATACACCTTTTTACTTTTGAGAAATGGATTACATTTACATTCTCTTGTAATGATGACCCCTTTGGTCTCCCTTCCGAATTGCAGGATTTCATTTCGGAAGGGACTTTTTTCCTTTCCCGCCTTGATAAATACTCATTGTTTTCTAGACTCTTACATAGACTTTGCTATGTCAGGTGAAGTCGTCGTTCAGGACTACCCGTGTGCTCAAGGATGAGCCACCCTGATTTGTTCAAGCTTTTCCCTGCTAATTAATCATCTGCGCCACAAGAATTGTCCATTTGTATAACAGAATTCTCAATATTTGCTACGGTTAAAGTCCAGAGGAGAGACTGTGTCCGAACCTCAGGGATGAGGCTCAATTTTTCCCGCAATTTGCTTTCCATGCTTTGTTATGCGCCAGGATGTCTTTCTTCGTCTGGCGGTCCAGAACGTCGATGTCTTGATCCGTCAGGAAGATTGGCTTCACCCAATCACAACCGGTATCAACCACCACCGGGACGCTTCCATTCGTTACGCAGCTCGCGATCAACATCGTCGCCAGGCATATGATTAACAGTCTGCTGTACATTGCTGGCCTCTTTCGTTGTTTCTATCCTGCGTTCGGCTGCTGCGACCATTGCCGCTGCGTTATCTTCGGTTCGCTGCTGGTCGGCTTTGGCTTCTGCTTTGCTGGTGCCGCGAATATGGCCCAGGCCAAAAGCGCCGGCGATAGCGGAAATGACCAGTGCGGCCAGCCCGATTATTGTTTCGATACCCACACTCACCTCATACCAGAACTGATTTCGCCAGGTTAAACAACGCACGGCGTTTTTCCAGCCCGTTGCGGCCGCCATTGATTAATAGTGTCACGCGCTCAACGTCGCCGGAATGAAGAAGGCAACCGCGGGAGGCATAGAACCATGCGGCTGAGCGCGCGGCGTATTCGTCCTCTTCAAGCAGTTCCGGGTGGGTTACAAGGTCCAGTTTCAACGCCTGGCCACAAATGCGATAGTTACTCAGACCAGTAACCTGTTTCAGCCCGCGACCGCGATATTTCCATCCATCACCGTCAACCTGATTGCCCAGGTGTTCTTTTCCCCACTCACCACCGTATACCAGATTAGCGATCGCTTTCTGGTTTGCCGGTTGCGTTGTCGTTCTGCCAAGTGCAGCGGCTTGATGAGATGTGATGCGGTGGCTGCCGAACGTCGGCACCAAGTTTTCTGCCGCATAATTAAGATTTTCCACCACACGGTTAAATCTGGAGCTTTCATGCCCCATCTGGGCAATAAACATCGCCTGATCAAGCGGTGTGGTTATGCCGTATTCCTTCATAGCGGCGTCGATATTCGGAAACCAGCGCGCAGCTAACCCGGCGCTGATACCAGCCGCCTTCTGAAATTGTGTTTGGTTCATTAGTGCCTCAGATGATCAACCAGACGTGCAACGTTGCCTTTGACGGCCACCAGCACGGAAAGGAATATGATGTTTGCCGCAATGGTGGCCCATGATGAATGCGGGTAAATCCCACACAGGTACGCCAGCGGTACAGCGCTGTAGGTGACGGTAATCAGCCAGGCTAAGCGCGAAATCCATGGCCGATGCCGCGAATCTCCACGGCGATAAAACATCAGAGTAATCACAACTCCGGCGCAGAGCAGCGCGTTGATAGTTGCTGTTGGGTCATTTAGTACCACCCGAACCTCCCCGGCGCGTTATCAGCGCCACCAGCGAGCCGATGTCCTGCTTGTTCAGGAACGTAAGGATTTGGACGGCTAACGCAGAAGCTATTACGGCACCGATAGCATCCAGAGGCTTCTCGGTGTACCCCGTCCAGGATGTGAGTTTTGAACCCAACAGCCCCGAACAAAGAATGCCGACGATATACGACACGAAGAAGTATGCCAGGCGACGTAACACACTCAGGTCAGCCGCTGTCGCTATGTAAAATACGGCGCCCGCAAATGCACCAAAAACAACACCGTAGTCAGTTCCGGTCAATAGACCGTAGACACTGGCTCCAGTCAAAGCTAAACCGGCCAGCCCCGTGCCGGAAAATGGATCGGACATCGGCCCCCCTCATATTGCTGTGAATCCTCTCAGTAAATTTGAGGGGAAATAAAAAAGGCCACCCTGAGGCAGCCTGTGTTCTTCAAATTATGTTCATAAAGGTGGGGATATGGGGCCTTCCAGAACGACCGCTTCACCGTTATGGCAAAGATCGTAGCCACGAGTTAGATGCCAGACGCCTCTGATTATTTTTCCTGTAACCATATCTTCAGTTTTACCGTGCGAAAAGTAGGCGATCTGGACACAGTCATTGTGTCTAATCCAATAATATCCCTCTTTCATAATTCACCTCTTAAATTGTTTCATTTAGAAGTGTATATGACGATTCAGAACCTGGTGGTCGACAAAACGTTTTTTTCAGGATGTGGCGCCGGGTGCCTCCCGGTGACTTATCTCTGGTCGTCAAAGTCGTGTGCATACCTGCACATAGCAGTTAACCAGACGCCCCATCGCTTAGATGGGATTCACCACATTCATAACTAAAACAAGAAACATTCATCTGGTCAATGGATGATTAATAAATGAAAAAAAAGCCTGCTCGGAAAAGCAGGCATAAATAGCTAAGTTGGCAATAACTGAGGGAGTGGTGCCGGGTGCCTCCCGGTGGAAATGATCACAGCATTCATTTCCGCGCGCTGGTTGGACACTCTGGAGAAATGTCCTGCTGAATCGCCCCTCCGCTTAGGGGGATCCACCACAAAAATGCTTTCAGAAACATCCATTACTCAGGATGCTTAAAAAGCATATGTGCAGTATGAAGAATCTGCCACGTAATCAGATGAATATATTCATTTAAATGGTACAGGCAGAAGGCCTTCAATCACCTCTGCCTCTCCGTTGTGGCAAATGTCCTCTCTCTGCGTCAGATGCCAGACACCAGTTATCAACTGGCCCGTTTCAAGGTCATCGGTTACACCATCGGTGTAGTAGGCTACCTGAATTCTGCCGTTGTGCTGTAGCCAGTAGCAACCCTCTTCCATTTTCCCACCAGCATGGCTGGGAAATTAGAAGTTACTACGGGGTTGTATGGTTTTAGTAATTCTTAAATTGCTATAAAGCAAAAAGCCCTACGGGGTTAACCGCAGGGCTTTAAACGAAGGCAATAACCCATCGTTAGAGCAAAATTACCACAGATTCGGGAAAAGTAAATAGCTCACGATAAAATAACGCCCTATTTTGTTATCTGCTTCAATTGCGCATCGGCCCATGCTTCTTCGATGTCAAATTTGGTGATTAGCTGATCGTAAAAGGGCTTAACAGACTTCTTCCAGGTATCTAGGCTGATTGTATCCGTTATCTGGCGCACCGCAGCGTAAGCCTCAGTTGAGGGGATACGCTCATATCCACGTCCGCCGCAACGCTTACAATTTGCAAGAACCGGCACGCCCTGCTTTTCAGTGAGGTCCTGATTCACTGCTTTACCGCGCCCGTGGCAGTCTTTGCAGGCGCAGCTGACAACTTTTTTACCTTTACAGGCCGAACATAGAACCCGCACCACCTCTTTCACCTGGCGTTTAACCTCGAAATCACTCGGAGATTGCTTAAGGTCTTTTGCCCACTGTGGAAGCCTCATGGTGTAGTGCGATTTCATCGTGAAAACATCAGCCTCAATGAATCCCTGCCCCGAGCAGCAATCACACTGTTTCACGCTTGCGGCGCTGCGGGAATAATCCTCAAAAGCGAAGGTGGCCAGCTGCTGCATTACCAGTGGCTTAACGGCATCGTCCAGCTTGCGCAGCGCGGCAACCTTATCGCATTTGGTTAACGCGTACTCAGCCAGCAACTCAATCGCCCTCGCCCGGTCGTTGTAACTGATGCCCATCTTTCCGAGGAAGGCACTGTATCCCATGGCGGCGCGTTCCTGGGTCAAGCCCATGGCAGCCATAACATCAGTCCCGGTCAGTGAATCTGAAGCAGTGGCGCGCGGAGAGTCGCTAATAAGCGTCGACTTGGCGAAGTGGTATTTGAGGGTATTTTCAAGATTCATGCGGTCTCCAGCTCAGTAATGGTGAGTTCTAATTTCCCGCCCTTAACAGCAGGCATCTTCACAACTCGATAGTCGACTACCTGGCAGTCATCCAGCCAGAATCCCGCCTTAGTTAAAGCGTCGAATGCAGCTTTTTGCAGGTTATCCAGATCGCGGCGCCGGCGGTCGGGCATGTGACATTCAATTCGGATTTTGAGTGGTGCAGCCGTTCGGATGTTTAGCCTGGCGCTTCGAATGACACTGGCCACGGCATAGCGGTACGCGACGCCATCAGCGCTAATGTGTGTACGCCCGCGGTTGTGCCGGTAATACCGGTTGTTACTCGGTGGCCAGGGCAAAGTGATTTGATATGTTTTCACGTTCACCCCCACATCCGGTTGCGCCAGCGGCTATCCGGGCGCGCTGGTGTATTTGAGGTCGGAAGGAAAGCACTGACAGTCCAGGTCACGTAATCCTTGTTTAGGCTGCGCTCAACTCGCACGCCGCGCGCTTTGTAACGCTTAACCAGTTCGTCGGCCTGTTCGGTGCTGCATTCGGTATGATGGAACCATGAATGTTGCATGCCATCACCCCGCAAAGCCAAGCAGCTGCGCGGCGACATTTTCGGCCTCATCGCGACTGCGGAATGAACGAGACAGGACCCAGCGCCAAAGAACATCGAGCGCAGCTTTATAAAGTTGCTGGAACTCGAGTTCGTCCATGTTGGCGAATGAGATGCTACGTGGATGCTTTTTGAGTGTGCCGTCAGGTAGCTGAATAGCATCAAAGTGCCCTGCCTCGACGATTACCCATGAGCGGTAAGCATCGAAGGATTTGCACAGGCTAATGCCATTCGTGACCCGGCGGTATGCGACTTGCTCCAGATACTGCTCAGCAGCATTGATCAGCGCGCTCTCATTCCCGCCATAAGAAGCCAGGAACTTTGCGTAGCCGGTGATTAACTTCCGCTCGTTACTCGAGATAGCCCCGCCGATTGGTTCCCAGTATTCAAAACCGAGATTGAGAAGCGCGAAAAATCGCCGGTGGAATGCCGGGTTTCGTAGTCGCCTGAACTCGGCAACAAGAACATCGCCGAGCCGGGTTTTGGATTGCAGGATATCACTGGTCTCGGGTGTGGCCGGGATCAGTATTCCTGAATGGTGTTTGATAAGTTGTAATTCCAGCGCCATGGTTCTCTCCGTGGCGCATCAGGTATAGGGTGTTCAGGCCTATGAAAGAATGATATCAGACGGTGGTGTAATTCGGTACCCAAGCCGTTTTGCAAATTGCATAAACCCGTTAAGAGTGAAGATTTCTTCCTCTTCGAGTAAGGGTCGTAATGAAACTATTCCATTTACTCGATAAACCAGATATCTCCCTTCCGCCGGGAAGCTATAGATAACTGCATTATCGGCCCTTCTGACCACGTCGTACCATTGATCATCTGCATTAAAGGCATCTGCACTACACACTATTTCCCCCCCAGAGCGACTTATTGACGCGGCAAACAGTAATCGGGAACAGCCAGGGGAACGCAAACAGCGATACTCTTTGAAACTGCTCCAGTCAAATTCACGCGATTAATAAAACCACTCGTCCGCGCTTTCCCAAGTCTCCTGCACGATATGTTCGACCTCTTTCTTGTCGCCCCCGAAAACAGTCAAACCATCATTACTGGCACGCTTAATTGTTAGCTGGCAATGATCAAACTGCTTGCTGAGCCTTTTGAGCAATTCTGACTCGAGTGCAGGTATAGCACCATCAGGAAGTTTCTTCATGCGATCAATGGTTAACTCGATTTTCATTTTTCCCTCCGCAACGAACAACTGTATGCGTATACAGTATATATAAACGTATCTCACGGATTTTGCAACGCATTAAAAGCACAAAATTTACACTATCAGTTTGAAAGGACATAAAAAATCGTCGAGGTAAGTCACCATTAAATTTATACGCATTTCACCATCTAGCGCAGTCGAAGCGCGAAGGACGAAGGTTGAAAACATCTTTGTATATGGCTGGCATACCGCCGCAAATTCTGATTTACGCGTATAACAGAGCCAGTGTTGTAGGGATAGATTAAAATAGTTTGACGACTTTAACTCCCTGTGGCTGAGGACATTCCGATGAAAGAAATGAAAAGCAAGAGCCCAAGAATTGATCCTGCTGAAGAGAACGCCTTTTTCCCGTCTGACTATTCCCTGAGTGAATTTACCAATCCGGTGACCGATTTAAGTAACTATGAATATTCTAACCCCTACCAGGGAAACAAGAAGGTACTAGTGATCGCAGCAGATGAACGCTATCTGCCCATGGACAACGGATCCCTCTTTTCCACAGGAAATCATCCTGTGGAAACACTGGTTCCAATGTATCACATGCGTGCCGCCGGGTTTGATTTTGAAATAGTCACACTTTCCGGAAATATGGCAAAGTTTGAATTCTGGGCGATGCCCTCTCAGGATAAGTTAATTATGCCGTTCTATGAACGCTATCGTGATGCGTTCAGGCATCCACGCAAGCTGTCGGATATACGTTTGGGTCTGGAGGCTCAAAGCGACTATGCAGCCATCTTCATACCAGGTGGCCACGGTGCGCTAATTGCTCTGTCTGAAAGCCAGGCAGTAGCAGAGACGCTTCGTTGGGCGATGAGTAATGGCACATTTGTCATATCGTTGTGTCACGGACCTGCCGCTTTCCTCTCGCTCAGGCACGGCATAAATCCCCTTCACGGGTATTCGATATGTGCATTTCCGGACAGTGCGGATAGGCAAACCCCCGATATTGGATATATGCCGGGACATCTAACATGGTATTTCGGAGAAAAACTGTGTGAAATGGGTATTAACATTGTTAATAATGACATCACAGGTTCAGTTCACAAGGATCGTAACGTGCTGACTGGAGACAGCCCATTTGCCGCCAATGCTCTGGGGCGGCTCACTGCAACAGAGTTACTCTCCGCTTATGCCGCTCAAAATGAAAGTCCATTGCTCTAAAACGCGGCGGCTTTTCTGCCGCCGCCTTCGTTTTGCTTTGCCTTAAACCTAAGCGGATCTGTCGTCATTCTTCCGCCTTTTGAGGCATTATATTCATACTAGTAAAATTCTCCCGTAGCTTTTCAAGGCTCCCTGACAATGCGGCAAACAACAGAGCCTTTCCATCAGGGAGCTCATCACTAATCCCAAGCCACTTAAGTTGCTGTTGCTCAGGGGTTTCGGTAAAGGCGAACACACCAGATAAAATATTTCGTAGTGGAGAGTAAGCAATTACGATTTTTTCGCGTTCACAATCATCAGGGTTACAGGCTTTCATGACGTAATAGTGTTCTTCACGAATGGTCATTTCTAGAGTTGGATAATTCGATGCGTTACGGATCACCCAAGTCGGCAGCTGATTTGCTTTCACCATCTGATGAAAACAGTTTTGCGTCGATGAATTGTTAGCGAGCATATTAATAGTTATGTTATCGTTAGCAGAACTTCCTTCCGCTAAGAACAATAATGAAAGACCGATAAGGCTCCTGTACATGATAACCTCCTATTCAGACATTACTCTTTTTGGACTTCCGGGGAAGCCACGTTAGTAAACGTCTTATGTAAAGCATAACTACTTTTACTGGTTTTGTACGTATACCCAAGAGAGGGGAAAGAACGTCATTGTTATAAAAAAGTAAAGATTGAACATATCATGTACATATTTTGATTAATTTACGCCCTATTTTTTATGTATATATGATGTTCCTCAACCCACTTAAAACATTTCTGAAAAAATAATTTCTCAATAACATTCTCCAGGAATTATCTGTAACAGCAGCACTTTAAAAATACCCAGCCACATTATTTTATTTATGTTTCTTACAAGTCCACCCTTCTACCACTTAAAATATTTTCCAAATAATAACATAAGCATAGCCCAACTATTTGAAGATACTTTGTTACCAAATAGGAAATACTTAATCGATATTTATGAATACACATTCAAATCTCACCAATATTTAATAATCAAAAGTTGTATGCATAATTGTCTTGTAACTTGTCTGACCAGACTCTGAATGTTATGTTATAACAAACACTTCGGAGGCATGCAGTTCAGGACGCAGAAGTAAAGATAAGGGGATGTGTTATGCGTAATTTGAAGTCTCTAATTAGCCTATCAGTTATCTATCTCCTGTGTTTCTTTATGATAGCCATATCGCATAAAACTAATGCTAGTTCGTTTTATGTGAAGAACTACAGTCTGCCAAGCTATACCGAGTTTCATGGCAAAATTAAAAGTGGTGAATTTGATGAATACCATGTGTTTCTGCAGAAGTCTCAGCACCTCAGATTGGAGATATCAGATAAACGCTTTGAACTGAGAGTGACTGGCCCGGATCACAGAGGAAGTAAGATGAACACCCGACTGGATAATAGTAATGTCTTCATCGCCCCAGTATCCGGTATGTATAAGATTATTGTTAAAAGCACGCATCGGGATCAACAGTGTAATTGCTATGTTCTGGCAATTAACTTTACGGATTGAGATGACGCATTATGTGTAAATGGAAAAATATATCTATTTTATTAACAGTAAAAACATCAGTATTTTACTTACGGATGACTTCTACCTTTTTTATGGTTTAAAACAGATAACCGGCTTGCCTTTGGTTCATATGACATATGATGGAATCACTCATCCTCCGGCTATTATAAGAGGAAAAGGTAAGATTCGGGTACTTATTGATGGCCGAATTTTCAAGGAAGGTAACTGGAGGGGGTTCAATAAACTACGCGAGTCGCTAAAAAAGGGCGCTGACTGGATTTGGCTTGATATATCCGGGCACGGACGTTTTTACCCTGAAGATTGTGAGTATCATATTTATGTCAATCTAAGGGGAAGTATGCATGACTCAATTATGTCCTTATATCATGCTTATTTAAGACGCCGAATCAGTATGATTTACCATCATTATCCGCGACTGACTGTAAAAGAGTTAGATATTCTTCAGAGTCTACTTGATAACGACAGCATTGCTGAAATTCAAAAAAAATTTTGTCTTGTTGAAAAGACTGCTACCTGTTACCGAAGCAGGATTGTACAAAAATTTGGTTACCGAGGATACGGTATGTTTATGCGGTATTATGAACGAAACAAAGAAATAATTGACAAAAAATGGAGGCATAAATGTAAGCGGTAATTAAAATTATTTTATAAACTTTTATACCTAAAATCTAAGGAGCACTCGATGAAAAAAGTTGTAACTCTTTCCCTCCTCACTGCCGTCACTATATTTACTGTAGGATGCGCTAAACATTCATACAGTATTGTCACTCAGGACGGACGAACAATTATTAGTGAAGTAAAACCTAAAGAAACCAGCGCCGGATTAGTAGGGTATGTGGATGCGAATGGTGTCAAACAGCAGATTAACCGCGCAGAAGTGAAAGAAATCACCCAGATCAGGTAAGTCAGATTTCTAGGCAGCAGTTCTATGCCATCAACCCGGAGCGTAAATAAATCTACGCTCCTTAACTAGCTCTCTCGAAATGGCTGCTAAGGTACCTGTTTCCTGCCCCTTTTCCCTTTTCAATTGTGCAGACACGAACTTTCTATTTCAGTTCAAGGCGATCGTTTCTTTCTTGAAGGTAGCAGTAAAATATAGAATTTTGATGAAGCAACGCTACTGAACACCGAATCTGCATTCATTTGGTGAAGTTAATCAAGTAAGGCTACATTTAACCTACATTTGATGGATATAAGTGTGATATGTTAAAACTTCCTACCACGCCGGACAGGTTGATAGACAAGCAATATGTGGCATTAATGCAGAATGGCGATATTAGCTTGGCAACAGGATTTAACGCCCCCCAAAAAACGTTGTTTTAGGACTGGTACTTTATGATGGCCGGGAAACAACTCAAATTTAACAGGCGTAAATTATGAAATAAAAAAACGTCGGGCAGACATAACCCGACGTGGTACTCAAAAGCAGGATTACATTTTAGCCAGAGTAATGACGTAATACCTGCCGGCAAGTTCCCAAGAGGTAGCAACTTATTAATGAAACTTAAAGACAATCACACACAACAGCAGTAGAGGCTCCATATTTACTTGAAGTTAAAGGCATCTGGATGGTTTTGAAGGCTGCCACTGAGAGCAGCAAAAAGGACCGTCCTACCATCTATCGAGATATCACTTCCTGAATTCAGCCACACCAATTTCTGCTTATTTTCTTCTCCAGATTGTTTAGAAAACACCCCTGACATGCTCTTGCTATCTGGTGCGTACAAGATCGCAATTTGTTCTGCTGCACAATCATGGGGTTTGCAGGCAGAAACAACCTGGTATGTTTTATTGTCCAAGGTTACCTTCGTCGCTGGTGTACTGGTTCCGCCTTTCATAACCCAGCCCGGCAGGTTATGATCTTTCGACATTTCATGAAATGCTTTACTGGTTTCACTATCCGTCGCCAGACTGCTTACTGTCATCTCAGTTTGCGCATAGGCAGCGGTTGCAGTTAACAGGGATAAAGTTGTCACAATTAGCTTAAGCATATGTTTTCCTCTAAAAGTTAAAGCTCCAGCTTAGGATAATGTCAAAAAAAGAAAGTACTGCATTTGCACATATCTATAGTGGATGTACTTTATATAAATTTCAATAAACCAAAAATCAATGAATACTTTGTTTTAAGCTCATTCCGATATGAATTTCGGAAATATTCAAATAAAGCCAGCAAAGACATTAAATTACTTCTAATGTGCTTGTATTAATCACTAACTAAGATAATCCTAAAGTTATCGAGTATGTTAACATTAGGCAGAGTAAGCATTCGCATACTTATACCCTTCCACAATTCTTCAAGCGCTCGTATTTGGCTTTCAAAAGCTCTGCCGGTGTCGGCCCCTTAGGCGATACTGGTGAGGGCAACGCCCGCCGAACAGGCGGAATTGGCTGCCCGGCCAGCACATGCTTTTCCCACATATCCAGAATTTCGCCAGCTTCACGCTCAAGTTCATTCTGACTCAGTTGGCCATCAGTTCCGCGACGCCGCAGTTCCAGACAGATGTGGTAAAAAACCGGCTTCGGCCACGGATACTGCTCACTGCTCGGATACCGGAACACCAACTTACGCCACTTCCAGTATTCAGCCATGACGTCTGAGGTAGAGATCCCCAACACACAGCGCCCTTCCCTGCACCATTTGATGAACTGGCCTGGCGAAGGCAGGAATGGTCGCTCCTGACGGCGCACCATGCGCATGCCGGCTTCAACCTGCTCCAGAGTGGTGATCCCGTTTTCTTTGAAGGCCAGCACCCACTGTCGACGGATCTCGTTCACGTCTTCCTGACTACGATTAACCAGGCTTGCCGGGAACGCAGCGGTCAGCTGTACAAATAGCCGGTTGATAATCTGCGCCACCTGCTGCGTTTGTTCGAGTTCGGTGTACTGCTCAGGCATGTTGTGTGCCATACGGCGAGCTTGTTCCCGGTCAAAATTGCGAATGCTCTCGGCTAGGTTTTTCATTCCAGCACCCCTTCAATCCAGTCGGTGTTGTGCAGGTCGATGCCGCCCCGGGAAGGTTTTGCCGTTCCGGTTGCGCGCAGCCGTTTGGTAGTGAGCTGATCCCACTGCTTGCGCAGACTCGAGGGGCTCAGGATGTTGTCTTTCCAGAATTCGTCCCTGTTAGCCCACTGGAACAGGTCACAGATTTCGTAGTGAGTGCGCTTGTCCTGCACACGCATCAGCCTGATGGTGTTTGCCCATTCCGCCCAGTTTGGCTCGGATAACGATGCGTTGACAGTGAGAAGCCTGTCGTAAATCCATCGGGCGGCCTTGAGGTCGTCAGAGGATCCCCATGATTTACCTGCTGGGGTGTATATCCCGGCGGCAGCTTCTGGATGGCGAGAGAGAAACTTTTGAGTTTTCTGGTTTCGGGATTCGTCAGAATTCCGAGACGAGGATATTATAATATTGTTCTTGTTATAGTCTTGGGTGTCTACCGTTTCCGGGAAGGTTTTTCCCGTTTTCGGTAACACTTTTCCCGATTTCGGGAAGACTTTTCCCGTTTTCGGTTTGTCTAAAATCCATGCAGAAAGGTCAGTATTTATACCGACCGTTTTCATCACGCCCTGCTTCTGACTGAAGATAATTTTGCGTTCTGCGAGCGATTTGAGCACATCAGAGACATGCGAATCACTCAGCCCTGTAAGCTCAGCGATCACCGTGTTCGTAACGCGGTCCTGCTTCTTGTTCCAGCCGTAGGTAAGCCAGATCACCGCCTCAAAACACTGCCATTCCCGGCCTGACATTCTCAGACGAGGCTTGAGCTTTTGGATCTCGTTAGCGACCTTGGTATACCCGTTCGACAGGTCGGCCATACGACCTCCCGGTTGTTCGGTTCTGTGGGGGAAATTGATAATTTCAGCTGTGTTTGACATACTTATCTCCGCAATCGTTAGCCACTTTTGCACCTGAAAGTCGGTTCTGTTAGCGCAGACCGGCTTTCGCCTTTTCTGAAGTCTTCACACTGCCCCCAGCATGGTTGTTACCATCGCCAACAGCGGCGCCGTAAGGTCCGGATCGACACGGAACATTTCAAAAATGCCCTCGCCTAACTCCTTCAGTTTTTCCTTCTTCGGTGCATCGAGCATCAGAGCTTGCTTCGCCTCACTCACCTCTTTTTCTAATCTGGCCATGCGATACGCAAACGAGTCGTTCTTTACGACACGGTCGCGGTATCGAAGCGGTAATACGGACATGATCGCTGGTAGCAGCTGCTCGACGTTTCTACGGTAGGATGCGGAGTCTTCTTTGTTGTCCAACCAACGGAACAGCTTCACGTTCCAGACATCGGCCTGGCCTGAGAAATCCACGCCATCAAGTTGAAGCTCTTCCGCCGCTTCTTGGATTTGAAGCGCAACAGCTACGCGCCCTTCTGACGCAGCCCAGGCTCGTACCGCTGAGCAGATATCACGATGAACAATATCCTGTACTGCCGGTTCGCTTTGATGACACGGGAATATCAGTCGATTAGAGGAAGCTCTGTTACTCTGTTGGTATGAAACAGTCTGCATTTTTAAGGCTCCTGTTTAGGTAAACCGTCTGTTGGGTTTGGGTAAAGATCGGGGCGTAACTCATGGGGCGTTACGCCTGTAGCCTCAAATACTGGCAGCACTCTTTCAGCGGGAATCCCTTTGCGGCGCCACAACGAAACAGCCATTTTTGAAACACCTATCGAAGCGCCAAGCGCGCTGGCGGAACCTGATCGAAGAATTGCATTTTCAATACCAGTCATAGGACCTCCTTAAGCGAGAAAAGTAAAGCACCAATTTACCATTAAGTCAATTTGCGCCTGCCTTTTTGGCGGTAAAGCTATGGTTTACAATCCAAGCATGAATAAAAAAGATCCTAACCAGAGCCTAATTTCCAGGCTGACTGAATTGAACGGTAAAGGTTTCTCTAAAACAGAGATGGCCAAGGTGGCTAATGTCAGTAAGCAGGCTGTAACCGGGTGGTTTAGAACAGGTAAAATCAGCAAAGAATCAGCCTTGGCTGTTGCTGACGCAGCTGGCGTATCTGTGCCATGGTTGCTCGGTGAGGACGTTGGAGAGAAAGACGGACTCAAATCTGACGAACAGCGCCTGCTAGAGCTATATCGCCAACTCCCTGAAGAGGAACAGCAAAACATGCTCCGCATATTTGCGCTTCGCCTTAAGGAGCTGGATGAGTTATATGAAAGATACATGAGCCGGCGAATCAAGGGCGACGCAGATAAGTAAGCATCTCATGCTAACTAAGAGGGATAAGATTGATAACGGGCTTGTTTTGAATTTCCATCGCTGCTCTTTGTTTTGTTTGATTGTTATCTGGATTATGCTCATTGGACTTGTGAAAGGGTATGGAAAGACCTACATAAGGACTCAACAAGTTTTGCGATCGTAGTTATGACAGTGCTATCGATAGCATTCGTTGTAGTTACTGTTATGGTGTTGATGTGAAGGGTAGACTGTTCGCCAGTTACCTGAAGATGAGCAGCAGCAGCACATGCTCCTTTGCTATGCGCTTCGTCTGTAGGAGCTAGATGATTTGTATGAGACGTTCATGAAGTAAGGGAGTCTATCTCATGGAGATTGAGGCGAGCGATAAGGTTAGGCAAAAGCTACTTCTATGTGCTCACAAACAACAAAATTTGCATAGACAGTGCTGACAATGACATTGCAAAATGTTTGCTATTCCCACCTAACCTTATGATTTTAATGAATTTAATTACACAAAAAATGTTTCATACATTGTTACTCAAAAATCAATCAATGACTTCCCTTTTCGGGAATTGTGCATATAATGATATCTAAAGGACATTTAGTTCATGGCAATGCGCTTAATTGGCACGAAGCTAATTGACGACTACTATCGTAAACACGCGCAAGCTAAAGGGCCTTTAGAGGCTTGGGTTGCGGAAGTGAAAAGTGCTAGTTGGAAACATTTGAATGATCTTAAAGGACGTTTCCCAAGTGCTGATTACTACGATGGATACGTCATATTCAATATAGGCGGCAACAATCACCGCTTAGTGGCACAAGTAGAGTTTAAAATGGGTGTCTTAGTGGTGAGATGGATCGGTACCCACGCTGAGTATGATAAAAAGAATTCCAAAGGAGGCTTCAAGCTATGAGAAAACACTTCAGTATCATAAAAAATGATGAACAGTATGAAGAGTATATGGCTGACTTTTTGAAGCTGATGGAGGAGCCTCTTTCTGAAGGTTCGCCAGAAATGGATGATTTCGAATTACTTTCTCTTCTCATTGAAAATTATGAGTCTAAGCACTATGCCATTAGCAAACCAGATCCGATTGAAGCGATAAAATTTAGAATGGATCAGTACGGTTTGTCACGAAAAGACATGACTAAATACATGGGTTCTTTATCAAAAGTTTCTGAGGTTTTAAATTATAAAAAGCCATTAAGCTTAACGATGATAAAAAGCCTTCACTTTGATCTTGGGATTCCAGCTGAAATATTGTTGCAAGATTCAAGTAATATTGAATGGTCTCCAGTATCGATAAACACTGAATCATTTGCAATTGGCATTGGTGATTTGTGTAAAAAAATCGCCTCTTATTCTGGTTTAACTACAGCATTTGAGTCTGAGGAGGTAAGTTTATCTTCCCCTCAGATAATCAAGTTTGCTACTGAAAACAAGGCTCGTGACAACAAAAAAGTAAACATTTCATCGTTAGATTTCAACGATATATCTTTTAATATGCAAGACAACGACTTTATGTGTGCTTAATATGAAAATTAATTTACTTAAAAATAAAATTAGATCCCTTACATTAACTCCAGAAACCACACCGGTTAAAGGGAAAAAAAAGAACATAGAAACAGTTGATGCAAAGATCGAGCTTAACAATGAAGTTTATCTGAACAAAAAAAATAAAAACCTTTTCCGTGTTAAATATAGACTACATGTTTCAATTCCTCATAGTGTTATTATTGAAATGGAATATGACTTCGATTTTAAAGCTGAAGAGGAAGTGGATGAAACAATTGCACAATCTGTAACATTAAGATCGGCTGTACCAAATTTAGCTTATCCTTATATAAAGGTTTACGTTGAACAATTAATGACGATGTCAGGTTATGGACAAATTCCATTACCTTTTGTTGATTTCAACGAACATCCGCTACCTTCAAATACTCAAGAAAATTGATTCAACCCGGCCCCCGCGCCGGGATTTTTTATCCCCTCATCCACAGATTCTCCCCCAAAGCCTACCTCGAACTTCCCAATCCTGGCCTTTGCATCGGTTTTTTTTGTCTTCTATCACGCATTTTCATTCTCTTAAACATCATAGTAAAGCAATGGTGTACCTTTTTAAGCACTTGCGCTTGACTGCGCAGTAAAGTAGTGATTTACTAATATCATCAACCACCAAGGCAGGACGCCCACGAAGTAGCCGCCGACGGCATACGAATAGTCGGATGAGGTGGAGAGATTAACGCGCATCAGGTGTAAACGTTCCGCTGGCCGGCGATAAGGCAAACGAGGGTGAGAATGATTGATTTCGCACGCAAACCAGGACGGCAGCAAGCCGTAAAACTGAACTTCTTCGAGGTGATTCTTCGCCGCCTGTGCTACCTACTGGCGCAAAAGGGGGATCCAGATGTGTAACTCAACGAAATGCGGGTACTGCGGCAAGCCGGTTAAACCGGGGGAAGTAGTCAAAAGTACCCTTCTCTATCGCAACGGCTCACAGCTGGCGCGCAAAGAAAAAGGATACTGCTCTGAACGTTGTGCTTCGTACGACCAGATGGCACACGAGGCATAACGTAAAAGCCGCGCAAGGCGGCCCATACGTCCGGTGCTCCCGACCAAAGTTACACCGGAAAACTACTTAAAAAACCAAAGTTCACCCAACGGGCGCTATCTCTGGCCCGGGGATCTTACATCCAAAAAAGAGGATCTCACATGGAATTTTTCTATGTAGTTAAAGCTACGCAGAAATCTGGCAAAGAAGACGCAGTGATTTGGTTCAGTGCGAAATCAGAAGCCCGTGCAAACCTACAGCTCGATGTTGAGCTGGAAGATGCTGGTATTGAAACCGGACGCGGTAAGGATTATGCCAAACCGATTCGCACCGATTTTCCGGTCTTCGACGACCTCCCGGAAGAAAGTACAGTGGATTACACCTGGTGCAAACGCTACGAACTCCAAGACGATGGACGCACCTGGTTGCCAAAGTCTGGTGCTGAGTCGACTGGACCCGGGGACAGCTCTGCCGCACCGGAAACGACCGTTAAAGTCGAAACTACCGTCGAGAGTGTCCCGCTTGAAAACCGCACTCCAGCGGTTCGTTATGCCGTCCACCTGATCAGCGACAAATACCAGTCACACATCACTAAAGAGCAGCAACTGGCTGCCAGCGAAATGTCTCTGGATGAAGGCAACACCTATCTCCAGAATCTGCTGCTGGCGAAGAACGACATCCCTGAAGTTGCCGAACTCAGCCTGAACGCTGAGTGGAAACTCGTACAGGCGATAAAGCAGGTCTTCGCACCAGATGAAACGCACGAATCTGAGGTTATCGCCGCATTCATGGCTGACTGGGCGAGAGCAGATGCCAGTTATCGCAATCAGTTAATTGAAAAGTGGAGAAACGGAAAGCTTAATCTTCTCAAATCAGAAAGCGCCAGCGAGACCGGTGTTACAACCGGTCAGGTTCCAGAACCTGAAACCGGTATTCAGATTGACGAGAATGATGACGAAACCACTCGTTATCCGGTCATTCGTATGCCATTTCGCAAGCAGCTACTCGCTCAGTTCACCGCCGACGAATTGCGCCACCACTTAACCCGCGAAGAATACGAAGGTATCAGCGCGCTGGAAATGGACACAGACAACAGCTATGTCCAGAACCTGCTTCTGGCGGCAGAAAACTGCGAAGAGGTTAAGGGTTACGATACCAAAGACCTGTGGCGCTACACCGACGCCATTCGCAAGGTGTTCAGCCAGGAGAAGCGTCACGAACTCGCTTTGGTTCTCCGATTCACCAGAATCTGGGCTGCGACTGATTACATTGACCGCGGCACCCTGGTGCGCGAATGGGTTGAGGGTAATCGCATTTCTGAAGTAGGTTCTCCTGCACCTTTAGAACCAGAAAAACCAGAAACAACCGAATCCTATAAACGCGCTGTTGCCCAGAACATGGCGAACTTGAGCATTGAGATCGCGATTGCTCAGCTTTACCCAGATGCAGTACCGGGGCAAATCAACCGTACGCAACTCCTGACCGCCAAAGAACTCGCTGACAAAAAAGATGAGTCGCACGCCAAGGCGCTCAAGGTTCTTAGTAAAACCACCGACATCCTCGACTACGACGCCAACAGTATTTTTGGAGTTACCCGCGCTATTTCATGGTCTGGAGAAGAAAGCACAACCGAACTGCGTAGCCAGGTGCGTGAGTGGTTCACGGCGAACGGCATCTATGAAAGCGGTGAGCGCTCTAAAGGCTATCCAGAATGGAACGAAGACTCCCGCGAGGTTCGTCATTCCACAGTGGGAGAACCAAGTACCCCAAGCCAGACAAAGGTCGCAAGCCTTGGAAGCGGCGTGTTCTCCATCGATGGCCTGATGGATGGAAATACCGAACCGGTCATCAATACCAACTCAAATGAAGTCGAAAAAACGGAAAACACAGCGGAGACCACCAGCGATGTGCAGATGGAAACGGCTAAGCCAGAAAAAGACGAAGATGTTGGTTCGGTACCACCGAGCGAAAGCACTGATGCAGCTAATTCGCAGACAGATTCCGTAGAAGCAGACCAGTTGCACGAAACAACAATTGACGTTCAGGAATCGAACCCAGAAGTGGAGTTCCCTGCATACTTCGAACCTGGCCGCTACGAAGGTCTGCCGAATGATGTTTATCACGCAGCAAACGGCATCAGCTCAACTCAGGTGAAAGATGCCCGTGTGTCGCTGATGTACTTCAATGCGCGCCACGTTGAGAAAACCATCGTCAAAGAGCGCTCTGCGGTGCTGGACATGGGCAACTTGGTGCATGCGCTGGCGTTGCAGCCTGAACAACTGGACGCAGAATTCAGCGTTGAACCGGTAATCCCGGAAGGCGCATTCACAACGGCCGCGACCCTGCGCGCCTTTATCGATGAGCACAATGCCAGCCTGCCGGCGCTGCTGTCTGCCGACAACATTAAGGTGTTACTGGAAGAGTACAACGCCACCCTGCCGCCGCAGGTTCCGCTTGGCGCTAACCTGGAAGAAACGGCGCAGAACTATATGGCGCTGCCAGCTGACTTCCAGCGTATTGATGGTGACCAGAAGCAGACGGCGACGGCAATGAAGGCTTGCATCAAAGAGTACAACGCGACCCTGCCGACGCCGGTTAAAACCAGCGGCAGCCGTGACGCGTTGCTGGAGCAGTTGGCAATCATCAACCCTGACCTTGTGGCTCAGGAAGCACAGAAACCGGCGCCACTGAAAGTGTCCGGTACCAAAGCAGACATGATCCAGGCCGTGAAGGCAGCCAAACCAGATGCCGTGTTTGCCGACGAGTTGCTAGATGCCTGGCGCGACAACCCGGAAGGGAAAGTACTGGTCACCCGCCAGCAACTCAGCACCGCGCTGGATATTCAAAAAGCTCTTCTGGCACACCCGACCGCTGGCATGCTGCTGACCCACCCGAGCCGCGCCGTCGAGGTGAGTTACTTCGGCTTTGATGAGGAGACGGGCCTGGAAGTTCGTGTGCGCCCTGACCTTGAGATCGACCTGGACGGCGTGCGTATTGGTGCTGACCTGAAAACCATCAGCATGTGGAACGTTAAGCAGGAAAGCCTGCGCGCCAGGCTACACCGGGAAATCATTGAACGTGATTATCACCTGAGCGCGGCTATGTACTGCGAAACCGCGGCGCTGGACCAGTTCTTCTGGATTTTCGTCAACAAAGACGAGAACTATCACTGGATCGCCATCATCGAGGCATCCGCAGACCTTCTGGAACTGGGCATGCTCGAGTACCGAAAAGCAATGCGCGCTATAGCAACCGGCTTCGACACAGGGGAATGGCCAGCGCCAATCATCGACGATTACACCGACGAACTGAACGACTTCGACCTGCGCCGCCTTGAAGCGCTGCGCGCTCAGGCTTAAGGGGGATTTATGCAAAATACTAATGTTACGGTTACTGACCAAAACACCGTTGTTAACTCAAACGTGGCTTTGTTCGATTCCCAGTATCTAAACGCCATCAGCACGTTCGCGCAGATCATGGCGCAAGGCACCGCGACTGTTCCTAAACACTTACAGGGTAATCAGGCCGACTGCATGGCGGTAGCAATGCAAGCGGCACAGTGGCAGATGAATCCCTTTGCCGTGGCGCAGAAGACGCACCTGATTAACGGTGTGCTCGGGTATGAAGCTCAACTGGTTAATGCCGTCATTTCACGCAGCGGCGTGCTTGCCAGTCGTTTTGATTATGAGTGGTACGGTCCATGGGAAAAGGTTGTAGGAAAATTCCACATCCGTAAAGGCGATAAAGGCGAGTACCGCGTCCCGGCCTGGACCCTGGCTGACGAAGCCGGGATCGGCATCATTATCCGCGCAACCCTGAAAGGTGAAGACCAGCCGAGAGAACTGGATTTACTGCTGGCTCAGGCCCGTACCCGAAACTCTACCCTGTGGGCTGACGACCCTCGCCAGCAGCTGGCGTACCTGGCTGTCAAACGTTGGGCGAGACTGTTCTGTCCGGATGTGATTCTGGGCGTTTATACCCCCGATGAATTGGATGATCGCCGTGAAGAACGAGAGGTAAACCCTGCCTCAGCGCAGCACGTAAGCCTTGCAGACATTTCAGGTGACAACGTCACTACAACGCAAACGGCTCAGGAATCAGCTCAAAACATCGATGCACTTGCTGATGATTTCCGTGACCGCATCGAGGCGGCTCAGGATGTTGATAGCGCTAAAGCTCTGCGCGCAGATATTGAAACCGTGAAAGCAACGCTGGGTTCTGCCCTGTTCACTGAGCTGAAAAACAAGGCCGTGAAGCGTTATTACCTGGTAGACGCACGCAACAAGGTTGAGGCCGCAATCAATTCCTTGCCACGATCAGATGATCCTGATGCAGCTGCGCGGTTCGCAGAAGTAGAGCGCGTTCTTGCATCGTCGAAACGCCATCTGGGCGACGAGCTGCATGGTCAGTTCAGCATCACCCTGGCGGATATGAAACCGGAATACGTGGACTAACGAGATCGGGAGGGGAAACCCTCCCTCAAGGAGAAGAAATGCGACTGATTAATCGAGGCAGTAAGCAATCCCCTTTGGCTCGCCAGGCATGTGAAATCGCACTCGCAGCCCACCAGCAAAGATATGGTGACTATGGGCGCAGCAAGATGAAAGAGACCTATACGGTGAGAGTGGAAGGCGTGAAGGTCTGGGTTGAGGTGGTCAACTGCAAGGCAAGCTACGTGGCCACAGCAATGACAGGCATGCGCCGACTGCGTTCCCTGCCCGGCCAGGCAAACTGAAACTAAAATATCAACGACTAAAGACCGGCATATCTATACTCGTGCCGGTTACCTGAGGTGAACCATGTCGCAGGTAATTTACGATTCAGAATGGGGCGTTGCTTCAAAACTAAAAGAGAAGACAGGCCTTACAGATCGTCAGATTAAAAGCTATCGCCAAACCTCCTGGGTAGAAGGTGTTCATTTTAAGAGAATCCCATTGGATGGAAGCAGCTCCGAAGAGCGAGGACTTGTCTGGTACAACATCCCAAACATTAATAGGTTTGTGAAGGAGGCATAATGGCTGCAATGCCAACGGGTGTTGAGATCCACAACAATAAGATACGAATAAGTTTTAAATTTCAGGGCGTTAGATGCCGAGAAACATTAAAAGGATGGATCGTAAATGCGTCGAATCTCAAAAAAGCCGGGAATTTAAGGGCCAAAATTGTAAGCGAGATTCAACTGGGTACTTTTGACTACCGGGGCGTGTTTCCGGAGTCAAAAGTAGCAGCAAAGTTTTATACATCTAAAAACATTACGACGTTCGCCGAACTTGCATCAACCTGGTATGAAAACCATAAAATCGATCTCTCACCCAATGCCACGAGAAGCTATGGGATAGCTGTAAGAACGTTAACGAAACTAATCGGCCCTGAAACGCTGGTTGCATCCATCACCAACAGCGACATTCTGGGCTGGAGAAAGGAATTACTGACTGGCGAGACTAACTATGCTCCCGAAAACAGAAGAAATAAAACTGGCCGCGCCGTTAGAACAGTAGATTATTATCTGGCCATCCTGCGACAAATCCTCGACTATGCTGTTAAAAATAAAGTCATTTCATATCAACCATATGTCGGGATAAAAAGGCTTCGCAAAGGGCAAACAAAACCAGATCCGCTTTTGAGACATGAGTTTGAGCAGTTGAAAGAGACTGCTCCGGCTCAGCAGAAAAACATGTGGCAATTTTTTGCTTACACCGGAGTTCGGCCCGGGGAGCTTTGCGCTCTTGCCTGGGAGGATATCGATCTTAATTCCGGCGAAGCTACGATTGCACGCAATCTCACTCAGGAAGGCTTTTTTGGACCACCCAAAACCGAAGCTGGATACCGGACGATAAAGTTACTGGAGCCGGCTCTGGAAGCTTTGCGAGCTCAAAAGGAGCTAACGGGAGGTGCCCCAAAGGTACCAATCACTTTTCACCACCGGGAGTTCGGAAAAACAGAAACGCAGAAACTGCATTTTGTGTTTATGCCTCGACCTCAGAAAGGCAAGCAAGCTGCGTATTATTCAGTCAGCTCAATTGTGTCATTATGGGATATTACGGTAAGACGCTCGGGCATTCGCCGCAGACGCCCCTATCAGTTACGTCATACATATGCGTGCTGGATGTTGTCGGCAGGTGCTAATCCTGCTTTTATAGCGAATCAGATGGGTCATGAGAATGCAGAGATGGTCTTCCATGTATACTCTGCGTGGATAAATGCTCTCGATAGCGATCAGGTATCATTTTTGAATCAGCGCTTTGGCGGATATGCTAATGCCCCCATAGTGCCCCTGAAGCTAAAAACAAATTAGTTAATTGCTTGATTTTCCGGTGATATTTAATGAAAAAGCTGTTTGTGCAGTTTTATCTCCTGCTGTTTGTCTGCTTTCTGGTGATGACCATGCTGGTCGGGCTGGTCTACAAATTCACCGCAGAGCGCGCGGGCAGGCAATCCCTGGACGATCTGATGAAAAGCTCGCTCTACCTGATGCGTAGCGAGCTGCGAGAAATTCCTCCTCATGACTGGGCGCGCACGTTAAAAGAGCTGGATCTGAATCTGTCGTTTGATTTGCGTATCGAACCCATGAAGGATTTTGACTTAGCGCCGCCTGCGATGCAGCGTCTGCGCGACGGAGACATCGTCGCACTGGACGAGAAATATACCTTCATTCAGCGTATTCCGCGCAGCCATTATGTTCTGGCCGTCGGGCCAGTGCCCTATCTCTATTATCTGCACCAGATGCGCCTGCTGGATCTCGCCCTGCTGGGCTTTATTGCCATCTCGCTCGCTTTCCCTGTGTTCATCTGGATGCGACCGCACTGGCAGGACATGCTGAAACTGGAATCCGCCGCACAGCGTTTTGGGGAGGGTCATTTAACTGAACGCATACATTTCGACAGCGGTTCCAGTTTTGACCGGCTCGGTATTGCCTTCAACCAGATGGCCGATAACATCAACGCCCTGATTGCCAGCAAGAAGCAGCTGATCGATGGTATTGCGCATGAACTGCGCACTCCGCTGGTACGCCTGCGTTATCGCCTGGAGATGAGCGAGAACCTCACCGGGGCGGAATCGCAGGCGCTCAATCGGGATATTGGCCAGCTTGAAGCGCTGATTGAAGAGCTGCTGACCTATGCCCGCCTCGATCGGCCTCAGACGGAGTTGCACCTCAGTACACCGGATCTCCCCGCCTGGCTACAGACGCATATTAACGATGTGCAGAGCGTTAACCCTCAGCGAAAACTGCTGACAGCCATTACCCCCGGCGCGTACGGCGCACTGGACATGCGCCTGATGGAACGCGTGCTGGATAATCTGATGAACAACGCCATGCGCTACAGCGAAACGACGCTGCGCATAGGTTTAGATTTGCAGGGAAGCCAGGCGATTCTGTGTGTGGAAGACGATGGCCCCGGCATTGAGCCGGCGGAGCGTGAAAAAGTTTTTGAGCCGTTTGTGCGCCTCGATCCCAGCCGCGACCGGGCTACCGGCGGCTGTGGTCTGGGGCTGGCTATTGTCCGTTCTATTGCCCAGGCGATGGGCGGTTCGGTTCGCTGCGAAGCGAGCGAGCTGGGTGGGGCCCGGTTCGTCTTTAGCTGGCCGATCTATCACAATATTCCCCTTCCCGTACCTGCCTGA